TCGACATCCTGTGGGAAACCGGCGCGGCGCAGTCCGACGCCGCCAACTTCCGCATCGAGCAGCTCTCGGGCGGGGTGATCACCTACCAACGCTGCAAGACCGGTGTACGGGCCGCCCAAGCAGTCAGCCCCGAGCTGCAGCTGGCCCTCCAAGGCGTCGCAGCTGGACGCACCAGCGGCTACTTCCTCCCCTCCATCCAGCGGATGGACAGCAAAGACCGGGCAACCATCTTCCGGCGCAAATGCCTCCAGCTGGGAATCAGCGGCGTCACGCTGCACAGCTACCGCTACGCTTGGGCCGAGCGGGCGTTCGAGCTGGAGATGCCGGAACGGCTGGCGATGGTCGCACTCGGCCACAACTCGGCCGCGATCCACCGGGCCTACGCGAAGAACGCGAAGCTGGTCTGCCCGTCGCTGGCCGAATACCAGAACCAGAACAAATAGGCAGCCGAGGCAGCGAGGCAGCTACTGCCTCTCCAGCTCATACTCCAGCTCGGCCACTTTCTTCAACGCCGCCTCCGTCCAGACTGGTGCGGACTGTGCTGCCCTCGGGAAGTGGGGGTGTTCGGTCAACTCCCTCACTCCATTGAGCTCCCGCCCCGTCTGGCAGGCGGTGAGCAGCAATAGCGGCGTCAATATGATCCAGTTTCGCATTGAATCTCTCGCGGGCTCTGGCCTCCCGAACCCCGTCGGCCACCTTCAGGAACAGCCGCTCCAGAGACGGGACGGCCTTGAGCAGGGCCACGATTGCGCTGATGAGCCCCACGCCCTAGCTGGCTTTCTTCTTCGCCACCTTCTTCTTCTTGACGACAGGAACCACCGTGCTGGCCGCTTCAGCTGCCGCGTCGGCCGCCAGCTCGCTTTTCTGCACGCCCATCCGAAGGAAGACCGCCAGCCCGCTGGTGACCACCAGCTGCAGCATCTCCGCCATCTCCAGCTCGCCCGTGAAATATCCGCCGATGGCGGCGATTATCGCGGCGACCGCTGTCCAGACTGTTTTAGACTTTAGCATAATTTAGTCAGGTTTGTGCTCCGACCGATTGACCGCCCCGAGTTTCATCTCGACCGTGTTGGTTCCGGCCTTCACCGTCAGCGACGGGAACGGAACCTCCACCGAGAGGTACGGGATTTTCAGGTTGATGCCCTCCGGGCTCACCTTCGCGTCCGGCAACACGCCGGCCTTCGCGCCCACGCAAAGGGACGGCATCGCCCACGCAATCGTTTGCCCGAAAAGGGTGACAGCTGGTTTCGGCTTCCACGCCGCACCGAACAGTTCACCCGCGTTGGCGGTCGCTGCAGTCAGCAGCAACGCCCCGATAATGTATCTTAACTCCTTCATCACTATTTTTTACCTTTGTACAAATCCGAACATTTCTTGGTGACGTACAACAGCGACACCAGCGAGATGAAAAACTTCAGCAAAATGTCCATCTGAACCAGCCAGTTCCCGATTCCCGTCGCCGAGGCCAGCGCCACCTTCAGGTCGTCCACCCAGCTCATCACCGTTTCCCAGTCATCGGCATCAGCTGCGGGTAGCTGGCCGGCACGGCGCGGACAGAGTTGGTCGCCACGCCGAAGAACCCTCCGGCATCCTGCTCCGGGTGAGCGGGATAATATTCAGCCTCGAACCCCGTCAGCGATATGTCGATTTCCTTCAAGTTTTTACAGCCTGCCCCCACCCAGATCACGAACGCGGCAATGGCAACAATCGCCATCAGCCGGGTCACTCCTCCTGCCGTGGCTTCGGTGTCCGCTTTGGGCTCATTCCCATACATTTGTAGAGCGCGGCGACCTCCACTCGCAGCATTGCGATCTCCTTCGAGAGCTTGTTCGTTTCCTTGTCGTGTCCATTCAGTCTGTCAATCAGTTTGACAACTATCTCATACAACGACTTCACTTCTCCAGAGAGGTCGCGCAGGACGTAGAAAACGATCTTGTAGCCAAATATCCCAGCTGCCGCCGCTGCGACGACCGGGAACCCCAGCGTCTGGATCAGGTTGGCGGTGTCGGTTCCCACTCATCACTCGCCATCACCAACGGCCTTCACCTCTGGCTCGGCCTTTTCCAAGCTGGCGTTCAGCTGGGCCATAAAAAAGCCTTTTGCCCCTTGGGCTTGGGCCAGACTGAAACTCATCTGCCCAATCTTGCCGTCAAGGTCAACGACTTGGTTGAGTAACCCAATCTGCTCCTGCGAGAGATCGGCCACGTTGTGCTCCTCACCGTTGATGACAACGGTCTGCTTCTCTGTTTTTGTTGCTTCTTTAGCCATAACCAAAATTATCTTTTTCGCTTTTTCATCGAAGATTTTGCCGCAGCTTTCTTCGTCGTTTTTTTCGGTGGACGACCCACTTTACTTCCGTATGTTCCTTTACCGTGCGGCATAAAATTATCCTTCCAACGTCTTCACCCTCGCCGACAGTTCCTGCACCGCCTTAATCAGCGGCATCACCAGATTGCCGTACTTCAGCGACAACTTGCCGTTAGGCGACTCGTTCACCAGATCGAACTCAACACCCGCCTCGGTCATCGCCGTCTGCACATCCTGCGCTATCAACCCCAGCCGCACGGTGTCGTCATCGTCTGGCCGGTCATCTGCCGGGACGGTGACTGTCTCGTAAACGGCGTCCTTCGCCTCGACGGCAGCACTTACCAGACGGCGTTCTTTGATCTCCTCACGCGCTGGTTCAGCCGGTGTGACGATGTGTGTTTCTGTCCACTCGTCCTTTGCCTCAACAACCACCCGTGTTTCGGTTCGTTCTGGAACCGCCTCGCGAACGCAGACGCGCTCGGTGACTTCTTCCTGTGCGGTCTGGACAACAAACGTCTCGCGCACTTCGTCGCACGCTTCTTGGACGACGTATTCTTCCATCACCGGCACTTTGTGCTTCACCGGCTCACGCACTTCCGCGACAGCTTCAACCGCCGGTTCGATCTCGTTACCGTCCTCGTCAACAACCGCATCTTTCGCCTCAACTGCTTCTTGCACGCAGCAAGTGCAGAGTGAACCGTCCTCGTTGTACAGATCACACTCCTCGTAAACCGGGGTGCGCTCGATGCGCGTGACTTCTTCGCTGATCTGCTTCTTAACCCACTTGCCATCGACTTCAACGATCTCCTCGCGGGTGACAGTCTCGGTCACTTCCTCCTCGGTGTGCTTGTGCCGTTCGCCTTTGATTTCTTCCCGCGCCTCCTGCGTGACCCGTTCCTCGGTGATCTCGTCCCGCGCTTCTTGCACCACACGATCTTCGTACTCGGCGTCTTGCGCCGGGATCGTTACTTCCTCGGTGACTTCCTCGACGGCGGGATGAACTTCTTCGCGTGTGACTTCCTCAACCGCATCACGCGCTTCTTGCACGACTACGTCTTCCCACACCTCGTCGGCAGCTTCTACGGCTGGGGTGACGAGTTCTTCGCGGGTTGTGTCGCGGAGATGGTTCTCTTTGATTTCGTCTGGATAATCAGCGGGATTAACATTCTTGAACGTGATTGGCTGCAACTTCTCGATGAGTGCCAGACCAACCGCACTTGCCGCCACATCGCGCTTAACACGTCTGTCTGAAGTTATTGATGTCTGGGCGCAATGAAGTGCGCTAATGCTGGCATTACCCAGTTGAATCGTGTTCGTCCCCTGACCCTGACCGCCGTAACCGATGACGATTTCGTTAACTTTATCTTGATCGGCTGACTCCGTAGCCGCACCGATGAACACCGACTGTTTTGCTTCATTTACGACAGCCGGTGAAGCATCTGTTGTTTGTATGCCAGCGTTTGCACCAACCGCAACATTGCTGTCAGCATTGGCGTGGTTAAGATTTAAAAGCGCAGACGTACCAATGGCCGTATTGCTGGTCATCTCGGCAGCGGCTGCGCTCATCGCAAACGCACCTACCGCTGTGTTTTGACCGCCGGTAATTGCCGCATCCATACAGCCAGAACCAATGGCCGTGTTTTTATTTCCCGCTGTTGAAGCCGCTAGCGCGTTGTAACCAAGTGCCGTACAATCGTTATCATCAGCAATCGCACTCCCCGCTGAATGGCCGATCAGCACGTTCTGTGTGCCGGTGCTGATTGTCGAACCAGCCGATGAACCAATGGCTAAATTTGTTATGTCACCAGCCGTTCCGTTCTGTGCGCCAAGCGCGTTGCGCCCGATTGCAATACAGTTGTTTGAACCGGATACTTCAGCGTCTAAAGCGTTCGCACCTATCGCAATGTTTGAATCGCTGTCGCCAACCATCCCCAATGCAGCTTGATACCCAATGGCGATATTGTAATCGCCGGTGGTCATTGCCTTACCAGCACCGCGTCCGATGAGTACGTTACCGGGGCCGTCTTCTAGAACGTGACCGGCTTCATAACCCACAGCTACGTTAGACGCGCCGGTGTTGTCTCCTGCTGTGCCAGAACCTTTTAGTGCCTCGTAGCCAACAGCCACGTTTGCACCACCTCGCATATTTTGAAACGCGTTGTGACCAACGGCGACGCTGTTCGACCCAGTACTTGCTTGGTATGTTTCGTTGCCAGCATAATAGCCGACAAATGTGTTGCCAGTTGAATCATCAATCTTCTCACCCGCATACCCACCAATGGCGGTGTTCTTGACGTTGGCGTTTTGTCCCGTGAGTGCGTAAAGGCCGACAGCCACACAGGCATCTGCGCCAGAAGTCTCCGAACCCATCGCACCGAAGCCAACCGCCACGTTGTAATTTTCGCTATCGTTGGCTGCGTCAAGCGCCCAAGCACCGACAGCCACGTTACCATTGTTGTTGGTTATTGCGCCGCCAGCAGAACGCCCTATCAGTACGTTGCTGTCACCTGTGTCGAGTGCGTCGCCAGCAATTGACCCCATAATGGTGTTATCCGCACCCGTCGTAATTGCGTAGCCAGCACGGTAGCCAACCATCGTGTTATCATCACCATCACCTGCGCCAGTACCCCCACCAATCGCACCCAACGCCCCGGCTTGATAACCAACAGCGGTATTTTGAACGCCACCATCGTCAACGCCGCTACCAAGACTGGTGAGTGCTTGATAACCAATAGCCGTGTTCTTTGAAGCATTACGGTTCTGTGCCAGCAATGCGTTGTAACCAATGGCCACGCAACCATCGGCACTGGATGTCTCTGCGCTTAATGCCTGATGTCCTATGGCGACGTTGTAATGTTCACTAGCGTTCGCGGCTAACATTGCATTATAACCTATGGCGATATTGCCAATCCCGTCTGTCATTGCCGAGCCAGCTTGATGGCCAACGGCAACATTCTTGTTCCCCGTAGTCGTTGCATCTAGGGAGTAGTTGCCGATGGCAATGTTGTAGTCGCCAGTTGGTGCAGTTGTGCCGTCGCCTTGTAGTGCGCCTTTACCAATCGCAACGCAACCTGTGATAGAAGTCGCATCGTATGCGGCATAAGCACCAACAACTGTGTTTTCAGCACCCGTGACATCTGCACCCGCATTGACTCCAATGGCCACGTTGTCGGCGCTGCTACTAAGATTAGTGAGTGCTTGATAACCCAAACCGACATTCCGCGTCCCCGTCGTGATTGCATCAAGCGAGTAGTTCCCGATGGCAATGTTGTGGTTGCCGGTGGCGTTGTCAGAATTGTCACCAGCACTATCTGCGGCTTTGAGTGCGCTGTACCCAATCGCTATGCAATCGTCTGTGGTGGTTGCGTAAAAACCGGCCCAAGTGCCAAGAAACGTGTTTCTACTGCCAGTAGTCTGGTTTCCGGTATATGAACCTAAACCAACATTCAACTCACCCCCCGTGAGTGCTTCAAAGCAACTACGACCAACGGCTGTGTTCCTGTTGCCAGTACAAGCAGCCAACGCATTCATTCCTACGGCAGTTGTATGCAGCGAACCAACCGCTAATGCTGCTGCACCACTACCCACGGCAGTTGCATCGCTGCCGGTGAATGCGTTGAGTGCTTTATATCCAACACCTGTATTATCGTGACCTACGCCAGCAGCACCAACAGTTCCATAGCCAATCGCCGTGTTGTAATTACAATCTGTGCCTCCAACTAATGACGACCGACCAAGGGCCGTGTTTCTTTTACCCGAAGTGAGCGCAGCCGAGGAATTAGAGCCAACTGCGGTGTTGTGGTCAGCGGTGGCTGTTAAAACAGCCGTAAGTGCGTTGTAACCAATGGCCGTGTTTTCAAGCGCACCAGCTAAAGCACCATCCATTGCATCCGTTCCAACTGCCGTGTTTGAATCGTCACCATTCGCACCGTGGCCAATGTCCAGCGAGCCGACTGTGAATGTGCCGGGGATGGAGACCGCTCCCGCGCTTGAGATGGTGAGCCGTTCAGTTGGAGCCGCACCCGTTGCACTCGTCCAAAAACTTAAACCGTGCGCGTTGTTCGTGTCAGTCGCCTTGGCTTCAATTATCGCGCCCCGTGCCGCACCTGCGTCAGACGGGTCAAAAGCCGCACGGCCAGACATAAACAACCGAACTCCCGCGCCGTTACTCGCGCCGCCGTTGTCGTTGGCGAGGTTCACTTGAGTTACTACCGCGCCCGCCGATGCATCGTGAATGTGCAACTTGGTTTTTGGACTAGCGGAATTAATCGCCACATTGCCCGTGCTGTCGATGACCAATGCGTTTGCGCGAGTAGTTCCAGCGTCAATGACAGAAAACTCCCAAGCGTTTTCGGACGCATCCCAAGTCAGCCGTCCAGTATTGTTGGAATCCTCACCCATTATCAAATGGCAGTCTCCAGAATCGCCAATAGTGAGTGCGGTGTCGGATGTCACCCCGCTCAAATCCGCCCCGACTCTCACATTGCCCGAGGACACAACAATGTCCAAATTGTTGCTATCGTCCTCGCTTATCGTGATATTGCTGCCCTCGTTGTTCGAGAGCCATTGCATCACATCGGAACTCGCACCATCGGACTTGATGATGGGTTCGTTCTCGATATGTGTGCCAGCCGCAATCGTGCGGTCAACATTTACGGTGACGTTTCCGCCTCCTCCGTTTAATGAAGCTCCCATAGTCGGTCTCCTTTATTCAAATTCTACTAATGTGAAATCGTTTGTAGATGGGTGGATTGAAACGACGCCCGTGTATGAGCTCAAGTTCAACGTGCCACCCGTGCCCGCCAAGCTGTTGTTGCCGGCCACCTCAAAATGATAATCCGATGCACCGGCACCGCTTCCCATCTTGATGTAAATCGCATCCGCCCCTATGTTCTGTATGAACAGGTCTTTCCTCGCGGTGTTGGCCGCGACAGATGTCGTGTCGCTTTTCTTTCCGCTGTTGGAACCTACGGTTTGCCCTTCGCCGCCAAGGTTCTTTAGTGCGCCCAGTATCTTGTTCTGTACGCGGAGGGGGGAGTCCTGAATGGAGTTTGCAACTCCGTCTGAATATATCTGTGGATTGTTCATAAAGTGTTTTCTACTGCTTCAACTCTATCTAAATTAAAAAAAGCTGGTGGCTCACCCGCCTAATGGGGCGAGCCACCAGCTGCAAACTTCTACACCTTACACGGTGCAGGCGGTGACATCGGTTATCGTGATGTCATTCGACGTGCCGCAGGCACGCTTGAAGATAACCGTCATCCCGTGACTCGGGAACTCCGGCCTCGCGGCGTGCTTGAACTCGGCGTAGTGACGACCCAGCTTGTCCAGCGGGTCTTCACAGTCCGCGTTGGAAGCCATAATCTTGCTGCCGCCCGTCACCCACTTCCACTCACCCATATAGGAGGTGGGGTTCCAGCTGACACCGCCAGCTGAATTTACCGGCGGAACAATCTCCGAGGTAAACACAGACGGGTTCAGGATGATGGCTGCCTCGTAGGGGGCTGTCTGCCAAGCGGAGTTCAACTCCGCCTTCTTGCCCTTCGTGGCGGCGTTCATCTCGTACTGGTTCACGCGAACGTACTTACCAGCACTATAGGTGAACCGCGCCGGACGAAGGTTGGGGATGTGGCGGAAGTTCTTGATCTGCCGCGTGGCACCCATCCGGCTCATCAGCTCGGAAGCTGACCCTTTGCCCGAATCGGCGTGACGGAAGTCGTTCCGCATCTCGCCGTGCAGCGCAAGCTGCTGGCTGGCTTCCAAGCCAATCAACAGCGGGAACACAGGGCCGTCCTCGCCGTAGCTGATCCAACCATTGCTGTCCGGGTTGGTCGCGCCACGGTCAATCAGGTCAACCGCCAGCTGGTCAAGCAGCTGCTGCGTGATGGTGGAGGCGGCCTCCTCTACGGCAACTGCCTCAAGTTCTCCCTCGGTGTCCACAATCGACAAGCCGTTCCCGGCGGGAACCTTCGACGCGAACTTCATATAGAGGTTCTCGTACCGCTTCTCCCAGCTGCGCTGCGCCCGCTTGGTCATTTCCTCCACATAGGCGCGAAGGAATGTGTCCACGTTGTGATCGTAGATCAGGTCATCCTTACAAATGACCGGCCCGCGAAGCGCAAACTCCTCTGGGTTGTAAGTGCGGCTGGTGTAGCCCACTTCCACGTCGGTGTAGCTGCTGGCGCAGGAGCCTCCGGCTCCGCCGTCGTCACCGCCCCCTACTACGGTGTTGGTGATCGCCGTCCAAGTCTCGGTGTCGTCCGTCGGTTCGCTGTTCTCGATAGCGAACGTCGTCTTGGTGGTTCCCACACCCGTCTCAAAAGTTCCGCGAGGAATAGCATTAAGCCAAACGGAACGATAAGAAGCATTGCGATAAACCTCATCGGCTAAATTCTCCGTGGCAACCGCGAAAGCATCAAATACATTACTACAAGCCATAGTAAATCCTTTCCTTAAAAGGGTTCTAACTAATGACGCAACACCACACTTCCACACGGAAGGGGGCGCATACGCCTCCTGTTCGGTCGGCCAATCCCGATTGGGCCGGTGCGATTGCCACTCGCTGCAAGGCTAAACGTGAGCCGGTTTATGCGCCCGGCTCGGGGCGCAACACTCTTGTGCATCGGGTCGGCTTGGGGCGTCAAACGGTTTGTGAAAAAAAATGACGGCCACCGGCCGCCCGTGGGTGCAGGCCGGCAGGGCAAGCAACTCACGACGGCGGGGAGGAGGAACGCCGCCGCCCACGACCCCGTGGCCGTCAAGATTGTTACCGAGCGCCGCGCACCCCCAGATCGCGCAACTCTCCAAGCACCTTGTCGCTGAAGGAACTGTTCTGCACCGGCTTCGGGTCTTCCCCGGAAACCGCCCCCGTGGCCGACGGCTCGGCCCCCTTCAGCTTGTTGATCTCCGCCTGCAGCCGGCGGTTGTGTTCCACCAGCCCGGCGTTCTGCTCCACCAGCGCACCGCCGCTGGCCGCCCACAGCGCCGCCGTTGCCGCATCCTCGAAGCTGTTCTGCTCCATCAGGATTTTCCGGGCGAGGTTTACCCGCTCCCGAACGCCGGCGTTCCACTCATCGTCCCCCTCCCGCGACTGGTAGATTGGGATATTCTCCTGCGCCTGCTTGAGCATCTCGCTGAACGAGCTCTCCAGCGCCTTGCTCCGCTTGGCCTGCTGCGCCTCCGTCCCGGCCTGCTCCTCGGCGATCATCTTCTGGTAGCTCTCCCGGCTGCTCTCCAGCTGCGCGTCCCGCTCGTGCGCGATCTCGTCAATCCGGCTGACCGCGCTCTGGATGTACGCCTGCCTCGACGCCGGCAGGTCAGCCGTCAGCGCGTCCAGCGCGTCGGCCCGCTTCGGGCTGGCCGGCATCTTGAGGATGCCCACCAGCTCCCGCCGGCTCTCCTCTGGGACGTAGGCGCTTACCCGCTCGATCTGCGCGTTGATCGGCTCCACGAACTGCTTCTGGAACTTCGGGTGTCGCTCCAGATTGGAAACGCTCACCAGCTGGCTCAACTCGTCGTACTCCGCCTTCAGCTGGTCGTACTCCTCCATTCGGGAAGACTGATCCTCCAGCTCGGCCACCTTCGCGCTCATCTCCTCGGCCTGTCTGCGGGCCTCGTCCCGCTCCTGCTTGATCAGCTTGAAATCCTTTGCCGAGCGGGACTCCTTCTTCGTGTCCGCCGCAGCCTCCTCGGGCGGACTCCCCACCGCAGCCTCCTCGGGGGGCGGATCGGCCGGCGGTGGGGGCGCGCTTTCGTCCGGCGCGGCAGCCGTTTCGCTACCCATCGCCTGCTTGAAGGCGTCCGCCATACTGCTGATGTTTTGGTTTGTCTCCGGCAGCAGGCTCGGGTTCCCCACCACGGCCGCCGGGCTGGCTTCTGTCGTTGCTTCCTTACTCATTTATGTTGCTCCTGCTAAATGTCGCCTCCGGCTCCTCCGGCAGCTGGGGAGTCGCCTCACCCATCGCCTTCAGCACCTTCAGCGTAAATTCGTACCCTTTCTGCATCCCGTGGGCGTAGGCGAAATCGGTCGCCGAGGAACCGAACGGCAGCGGCACCCGCACCAGCGGGGACTCCGCCCTCAATACCTCCTCCATCGCCCTGAATGTCGCCCCGGACATCAGCTTGCGCGCCTTGTCCACGGATGTGGCCGACGCCGTCCATTCGGTTAGTGTCATCCTCCCTTTGTGTTGGTTTCGCCTGCTAAACTAGATCGCGGCCGCCGCTTTCGCGTCCGCCAGCGCCATCTCTTGGCGCATCTTTGCCTCACTCCTCTGGATGTCGGCCTGCAGGGCGGCGTCTTTACGCGCCTCCTCCCTCTCCATTGCGGCCATCTTCATCTGTTCCTCCGGCGCTGGCCCGGCCTGCGCCTGCGCCTGCTGCTCCATCTGTGCGGCCTGCGCCTGCTCCATCTGCTGCGCCACCTGATTGGCCAGCTCGTTCGCGAAGCCGGACAGCTCCTTCAGCTGTTCACCCAGCTGCTTCACTTCGTCCTTTCGAGAATCGTCCGCCTCGAGCGCAGCGAGGTGCTCCCCGATGTGAGGAATAAGTATGCTGAAAAACTGTGCAGCCATAGCCGGATCGCCACCTTGCTGGATCGCCTGCGCTATTTCTGTGCCTTTTGCTAGGTGTGTTTGGGCGTGCAGCGAATGGTTGTGCGAGTCGGTGATGATGACGGGGTTTCCCATTTGCATAACAGCGTTCTCGATGTTCGCCTCTGCAATCTGGTCTTTGGCGTAAATGTCCTGCTCCGGCCCCACCATATAGCGCCCCACCTGCTGCTGTCCGGCCAGCGCGGCAATGTAATCCCGCAGCAGCGCGTCCCGGCCCGACTCCGGCAGCTGGCCCGCAATCTGCATCAGGCCGGAAATTGTCTGCATCCGAAGGAATGCCGACCCTTGGCCGTAGTTGCGGGACGCCTCAACGTAGTCGAGACTGGTCAGCGCCTCCCTCGGAACCCCGCGTGACACGCAACGCTTCTGGAACTCAATCGCCTCCGCGTCCACCACGTCCGGGTTGGCCGCTCGCCGGTATCGCTCGGCAAAAAAGTGATCCAGCTGCTGGTAATACCGCGCAATCTGCGTCTTCCCCAGCACGCTGGCCTGCTGCACGATTGCCTGAACCTCGGTCGCCGTCTTCGGGTTGCCCTGCGGCTTGTCGAGCCGCTGCCGGTACTGCGACAGGTTGGACTGCATCACGCCCTCGAGCTCGCGATCCACCGCCATCGGGGCGTCCACGATGCCGGAGAACTGGCGCTGCACAACGCGGTATCCAGCTGGCAGGATGCTGTACGGCCCCATCTGGACAACGCTCGCCTTCTGCATCGCCTCCGGCGTCTCGGCCTGCAGCTGCATCGCCGAGGCGGTCGCCGCCACGTCCACCATATGACATTTCTGGCGGTTCTTCAGCTCGATCACCGGGTACATCTTGACGCCCAGACCCTTCACGCTGTGGTGCTGGCCGTCCCCCTTGTCGTAATACATCGGGTGCAGCACCTGATCCCAGCTGTCGTACTTGCCGACGTGCTCGTAAAGGAAGTCCGCCCCGTCCTCCTTGACGATGTAGCAGCTGATTCGACCCTCCTGCTCGCCCGCAGACGGGTACTCCCTCACATAGATATGGGCCGCGTTGACGAGGTCGCATTGTGCGGAGTAGTGCAGGTCGTTGTTCCGAATCTTCTGCTGGTGCCACTCCCAGTTGTCGTGCCTCTGGTAGTTTTCCGGCCCCGACTCGATGATGGCGGCCCGCGTGGCGTCCACGTTCCAGCCGACCGAGGCGGCCGCCTTCGGGTCTCGGATGTAGGCGTAGAGCTCGTGTGCCTGATAGCGTCGGCGCACCACCGCCACCTCCCAGTCGCCGGGATTGCTGCGCGCATTCTCCGGCACCAGCAGGTCGCCCGACTTGATTGCCCTTGCGCGCCAGCTGGTGGGGTTCTCGAAGGTCAGCGGCCCAGACCCGAACAGCACCATCTCGTGCTGCGAAAGCTGCATCGTGTAGTCAAACTCCCGATCCTTCTTCTGGAGCCGGTCAAACTCCTCGGTGATAATTCGAGAGTGCGCCACCCGCTCGGCGTCCGTCCCGACCCCCGTCTTGACCGTGGCGTAGGTTGGGGTCTCGCTGAACACGTCGTAGAACGCGGTCAGCGCAATTGAGAAGAATGCCTCCGCCTCGCGGAAGTTGACGTTGGTGCGGTACGACTGGCCCGTTCGCTTGAGCTGGGCCGCGCTATACGGCGGGTTGCCGTCCACGATGCCCTTCACCTTGGCCCGGACACGGCCCCGCTCGCTGTCCGCCCGCACCAGCATCTGCACCAGATCGACGACGGCCTTGGCCGAGGAAAGACGGGCCTTGGGAGGGGAGCCGCTCTCGTCAATGTTCTCCAGCGGCAGCGTGTGACTGTTCATTTTCTTTTCCAGCAATGAGTCGGCAGCGCCTCGTTCTCGGCGTCGCTCATCGTTTTTTGTAGCGCGTCCAGCGGCAACCAGACTTGGGCCGCGTTAAAGCAGCCGCAATGCTGGCACGACTTGAGAAGGTTGTCATACGCTGTTTTTCGGGCTCCGACGATAAACTCGACCGCCTTGCTGACCAGACCACTCTTGCAGCCGGAGCAGCCCTTCGGCTCCACGTTGTCGGAACACATCGAGCAGATAGCCGCCCGCTGATCCGCCTCGGCCTGCGACTCCACCCGCTTGCCGCCGGCCGCGACCAGCGTCCGGGTCAGCCTCACGGCCAGATCAAGCGCCACCGGCCGCGTCCGCTTTACCGGTGCAGGCGAGTCATCCGCGCACAATTCACCGCGCTCCTTGCAGAGCGCCTCCTCGACAATATCCTCAATATTAAACGGAACGGGCAGGTTGTTGGCTTTTCGGTGGGCCACCACCCGGTTCACCAGCTGGTGAAGACTGTCCGACTGCAGCACCTGCCCCGTCTCCGGCTGCGTGTAGCTGTACCCGCCGGGGGGCACCACACTCGTCTGTATTAGCCTCATCATACTGCTGACTCCGCAAAAGTGTCGTGGTAGACCCGGTCGCATTCCTGCACCAGCTGATCCCAGCTGTCCACGCCGCCACGCCTCGCCGGAGTGGAGGTGGCATACCCACCCAACCGCCGCGCCATCTCCACTACCAGCGTTATTGCATCTGCAAAATCCGGCGATTGGCCGGTACGCGCCTTCATCTCAACCTTTCTCTCGATGATTGTCATACGCTTTTCGTCGTCAAACATCCTCGAGCAAAATTCAATCACCGCCTCGTGATGCATTCCGCGCAGCTGCTCGTTGATCACCCATTGCCTCACGCTGAACCACAGCTCGGTCACCTTGTTCGCGTACACGTCGCTGCTGCGCCGGTGATCCTCCGGGCTCACCGGGCGGTCGCTGGCCTTCCCGCCGAACTCCACCCGCTGGATCGAAGGACTCCAAGTCTTCGCCAGAATATCGCACAGACCGCCTCCCTCGCCCGTGGCATCCACCGCCAAGTGCTGCGGCAGCACCCGGTGCTCCTCGCAGAAGGCCCGCACCCGGCTCGCAATCTGGAAATGCACCGGCTCGCTGCTCTTGGCGTCCACCTCGATGATCTCGTTACGATCCAGCGAGATGCCCATCTTTCCGTTTTCAAAGTCCCCGTACCGCCCCAGCTGGATCACGCAGCGGTCGCCCCCGTTGAACGCCGGGTCGAGCCCGGCCACCGGGCGGCTCGAGCGGACGAACACCGCCGGCAGCATCGCCCGGTATTTCTCGACAAGGTTCTCGCTCAACACCGTCTTGCACACTCCCTCGGGCGACCACATCCCCCGCGTGTATTTCCAGAACTTCGGGCTGTCCTCCCCGTCATATTTCTGCGCCTGACGCACTTGATCCTCCGAGATCAGGAACTCGTACCGAGTCTTGCCGGCCTGCATATTCGGCGACTTCATCCCGTCGAACCGCACGCAGACGCCCCGCTCCGTCTCCCACTCCTCGTCCTCGATGCTGATGCTTGACCACCCCTTTTTCGGCGTGGAAAAGCGGCCGTGCTGGTCGAACTTGCTGTGCGGGTTCCCGATGGCCAGAAATTTGAACTCCCTCGTTCCCTTCTGGAGGTTCGAGCACGCCTCGAACGCCGCCTCCGGCGTGTCGGTCGCCTCGTCCACGATCACCATCGTGCGGGGCGAGCGGATGCCTTGGATGTTGGCCACCGCCTTCGAGGTCGCCCCGTCCAGAACCGGGATCGCGTAGATCGCGTGCTTGTCATCCCCCCGGATCGCCTGCAGCGTCGTCTTGCTGTCCACCAAATGCGCCGGATAACCGCCTTCGCACGTCCTGTACAACTCTTGTATCACCGGCCACGCCCGTTTTCGGATCATCTTGGCCGTCGTCGAGGTCAGCAGAATCGAGGTCTGGAGCGGTGCCGCCAAGAAGTAGACCATCGAGTAGAGGCTCGCCGCGAACGTCTTCCCGCTTGCCCCGCAACCGGCCCAGCAAACCCATTGGTGCTCGCACAGGCTTTCGAGCTGACGCTCGAGCCACGGGTTCCAGATCAGCTTGGGCCACAGGTGCCGCACCGCGTTTCGGAAATGCTGGTACGACCCCAGCCCACCCCTCTCCGGCGAGTGGTTGATTCGGAAGGCGTACAGCTCCAGCTCGATGTCGTTCAGCTGCACGTCGAACGCCAACCCGTATTTATGCTTGATCAAACCGTTTGACATACTGGGGGGATGCAGCCGCTATACTCCCCAGCAAGGGAATTAGTTCCCGCATATTTTTCTCAAATCGTCAAACGATGGCTGTCACATTAAATCAAAACACCGATTGCTGCGAAACCAGCTGCACCTCCACCACCGTCAACGTGCCCGGCACAGCCGGCACAGACGGCGCAGACGGCGCAGCTGGCGCGGACGGCGTCAACGCCTACACAACAACCTCCGGCACTTTTGTGGTGCCGTCCGTCAACTCCACGGTGACACCTGTCGCGGTGGCGTCGTCCAGCTGGGCCTCAATCGGACAGGTTGTTTTTGTCAGCACCGCCGGGTATTACGAGGTGACAGCCAAGCCAAGCGGCACCTCGCTCACCTTAAAAAACCTCTACGCCTCCCCGACCAACGCGGCGGCCGGTGTCACGATTGCCACCAGCCAGACTGTTAGCCCGGCCGGCTTAAAAGGGGACACCGGCGCGACCGGGGCAGCCGCATCAAGCCTTCCGTCGCTGGCCAAGGGGTCACTCCTGACAAACAACGACAGCGCCAACGTGGCGCTCGCTGTCGGTGTCGGCTCCGGCGCACAATTTCTAGGGGTGGACAGCGGAGCCGCCACCGGGATGGCGTGGGACACCATAAAATACTCCGACCTTGAAGGGACGCTCGCGCTGAACACCGTCACCACCAGCGGCCAGCTACCGCTGGCGGACATAGCCAACGCCGGCGGAGCAGCTGGAGACGTCGCCTATTGGGACGGCACCAACTGGGTGCGACTGGCAAAAGGGTCAACCGGACAAGTGCTTAAACAGGGAGCAAGCGCCCCACAATGGGCCGCCCAGTCAGGCGTCAGCTTGGAGGCAATGGGGCGTGTGACATACGATAACAGCACAACATCCGTAGTGTACACGGGCACTCCAACGAACTGCACCGACCCGCCTTCTGTAGCTACTCACCTTGTTACAATTAACTTCACCACAAGCATAACCTCATCGTTCCCGATAACTATATTGACACCAATGGATGCGAATACCGCAGATTTGTATGTTAAAACAATAACCACATCCGCGATGACTGTTCAGTTGCCCGCAACATCCACCGACAAGGAGTTTTCTTTTGCCGTCTTTGCCTGATGCCCGTTCTCGACCGCCAGCGAATTAGCGACGGGTTCCTTACGCTCGAGCGCGGCGTGGATGCCGGGCGCTCCCCCGCCCTGTTGGCGCGCAATCAGGCTGCCTTCGCCGGGAACGTGACGATGCGTGGCGGCTACGCGCAGACCCGGCCCGCGTTTGTCAATATCCCGCTTGAGTTTGACCTTTCATTCAAGCGGCTCACCAGCGGCAGCCTTGTCGTTGGGAAGAAGTACAAGATCACAAAGACCGGTTCCGGCTTTAATGCGACCGGGGTCGGCGCGGCCGACAACAATTTGAACACCGAGTTCGTCGCAACCGGCACCACTCCCAGCTGGGGGGACGCCAGCGGCGACGGAGGAGGGAGCGGAACCAACCAGAACGACGGGACAAACGCAGCTGACTGGGGCGTTGATGCGGCAACCCCGGCCGCGTTCAACACGGCCTACAACTCACTCAACTGGTATACCGTCGGCGCGCTCGAGGAGAGCCCGCCCGCACTCATCGTCAGCGGCAACGTGCTGCAGGTGACCAACAAAACCGGCTCCGGCCCGGACACCTACGCCGCCGGGGCGGGCATCAAGTGGACAAACCCGGACGGGCTGGACACCGTCCAGATCACGATGAGCGCCGGTGCGGCAAACAATTCCAACGACTGGTATCTGACCAACTCGTCCGGTGACCAGACGCTGATCGAGACCGGCACCAAGACCTACGAGGTCAACCTAAAAGGAGGAGAGCTCAAGATCATTACCAGCTCCTCGTCATACGCCAGACTCTCCATCGAGGGCGGGACGGCCGACGTGGAAATTCTGGTTGTAGGGTCGAACGGATCAACCGGAACGGGCGAGCTCTCCACCACGATGTACGAGGGGGTGACTTCCGAGGAGGCAATCAAGGAGGCGTTCGAGTCCAAACGCTTCCAAGGGGCGTACAACTATCACCACGGCTCGAACCAGTTTTTGGTCACCTCCATCGGGGGGCATATCTACAAGATAGAGACAAAGACCGGGATGGTGCAGGACGTGACTCCCACGAAGGGGGTCAACGCGCTTGACGAGGTCATCTACGACCCCAACGCCTCCGACATCGAGGTTGCCTACTTTCAGCAGGCCGAGCAGTACCTCATCGTGCAAGACGGCAGCTCCGCCCCCATCATCTTTGACGGGGCCGGCTCGCGCCGGAGCGACACTTCCAGCAACGAGGTGCCGACCGGGACGGTGATGGCCTACGGCAACGGGCGGCTGTGGGTGGCCAAGGGGCGCGAGTTCGCGGCGGGCGACATCGTCGGCGGCCCCACCTCGGTAATAAAGTTCACCGAAAACACCTACATCGCCGAGGGTGGCGCGTTCTCTGTCCCGCTCGACACGGGCGACATCACCGCGATGAAGTTTATGAACCAGCCCGACTCCAGCCTCGGGCAGGGCGAGCTGCTGGTTCACACCACAAACGCTGTCTTCGCGGTCAACGTGCCGACCAGCCGTGATAGCTGGAAGAATTTGCAATACCCAACCGTCCGCATCGTGGCCATCAACTACGGCGCGGTGAGCGACCGCAGCTGCGCGCTGGTCAACGGGGATATGTTCTACCGCGCACCGGACGGTATCCGCAGCTACATCTCCAGCCGCCGAGAGTGGCAGGAGTACGGCCAGATTCCGATCAGCCGAGAGATCGGCCCGGTACTGCGCGACGAGAAGGATCACGAAATCCTGCACACCACCAGCGCCGTTCTCTTTGACAACCGGCTGATCACCACCGTCACGCCGCAGAAAAGCTCGCAGGGCACCACCTTCCTCGGGCTGGCCCCGCTCGATTTCGACACCGTCGGCGGCACCGGGCAGAAAATGCCCCCGGCTTGGGAGGGTCTCTGGACGGGGCTTAACTTCCTGCAGATTTTAACCGCCAACATCGACGGTGAGGAACGCTGCTTCGTGTTCCACCAAAACAGCAGCTGCAACATCCAGCTGTGGGAGCTGACGCGGAACGGGGTGAAGGACGCCGGCAACACCCGCATCGAGTGCTACGTCGAGACCCCGAGCTACAATTTTCAAAACCCGCTCGAGCTGAAGCAGCTGGAGTACGGGGAAATGTGGGCCGACGACCTGCAGGGTGAGGTGGACTTCACCGTCCGCTACAAGCCAAACCAGTACCCGGCTTGGGTGGACTGGAACAGCTGGACGGAATGCGCGAAAACAGAGTCGTGCAACCCGGTCGCCGGCTCCTGCCTGACGCTCAAGAATTACAAGCCACAGTACAGGTCACGGATGCGGATGCCGCAGCCGGAGGACACCTGCGAAACAACCAACGGTGCGCCGATGCGGAACGGGTATGAGTTCTCGTCGCGCATCGAGTGGGTCGGGCACGCCCGCGTCAAGGCGTTCCGCCTGCATACCTACCCGGTCGTTGAGGAACCCTACGGCGAGTGCGGCACCGCCGGAAACTGCGTTTAATTTTTATGAACTACACCGAACTAACAGTCAGCTGCGCGTCGGCCACGGCGAACACCCGATACACCTACACCGTCACGGGCAACTGTAACGACACATCAGCGGAGATTTAACAATGGCATCCAATCAGCAAGTCATCCTGCAGGCCGGCACCGTCTCGGCGGACACCTGCTTCGAGAGCGTCCAGCAGCTCTACAACACCTTCGTGGACAAGACCACGGCGTATGTCGCGGGCAGCTACAGCCTATTCAACTACGGCGACACCGTGCCGTCCGTGGACGATCAGGATCGCCCGTGGATTCGGACGATCAACGGGCTGCCGGACAAGATTTACACTTGGATCAGCGGTCAATGGGCGTCCAAGCACCCCGTCCCAACAGGCAGCAGCGTGCGAATGCTGTGGGTCGGCAGTCTCGGCGACCTCAACACCTACGACGGAGGCTCGGCCGGCACGGCCAGCTCCTTCTCCGGCCCGTTCTGGGAGCAGGACACCGCGTTCGACGCTCGCTTCCCGGTCGGTGTTGGTGATTTTGCCGCCGCCGTGACAAACACGGGCGGCGAAAAGGATACAACGCTGGAAGAAAAGCATTTGCCGCCGCACTCCCACAGCCTCAAGTACACCGAAAGCGGGCTTAAAGACACAAATGCCGAGCTAGACGACGGAGAGGGTCTTTTCACGGCTGGGTCAAAAGAGGCTAACGGAATGGTCAGGGCCGGCTCCGCCCAGAACTCGGAATCCTTCACCAACCTGCCGCCCTACTACGGCGTCTACTTTATCAAGCGCACCGCTCGGGAGTATTACACGGTCTAATGAAAGTCACCCTCGGAACCGCCAAGACCCGCGTCGCGAAGCACCTCAACCTTTGCGACACAGACAGCCGCGTCACCGGGTACATCAACGAGGCACAGCGTCGGCTGATCGAGAGCGGCAAGTGGAAGGGCACCTACGGCAAATTCACCCTGTGCGCCACCGACGGCTGCATCGCGTGGCCCCGGCAGATCGAGACCATCGAGTCGGTCGCCGTCTGTGAAAACCCCGGCATCGTTCGCAACGGCTGGTTTGAGTTTGTCGAGAGCGGCTATGGCCTGCTCGACAATAAGGACAACGTCGGCTACCAGCTGCTGGATCGAGGCGAATCGCCCACCCACAAGGGGATGAGCGGGGACGGCAAGAAGGTGCGAGTCTACGCCTTCCTTGACGCGGACGCCGGGAAAACCGTCACGATACAGGGGCGCGACAGCAACAACAACTGGGTGCGAACGGTGAAAAGCGGCAGCGGGGCCGACGCGGTTTATCAGGACGGCGAAGTCGTCACGCTGGTCAACGGGTACGTCGATACGACCACCGTGTTCAACAACATCACCGGCGTGCTGAAGGATGTCACACAGGGCAACGTGCAGCTGTACGAGCTGAAGGACGAGGCCGCCCCCACGCTGGTGGACATTGCCACCTACGAGCCGGACGAGACCCTGCCCAGCTATCGCCTATCGATGATCCCCAGCCTCGGCGGGGCAGCTGGCTGCGAGGACGGCACCGACAAGAAGGTGCCGGTCACCGTGATCGCCAAGCTGCGCTTTATTGACGCGGTTAACGACACAGATGTCCTGATGGTGAGCGACCTTTATTCCATCAAGAATATGGCCATCGCCATCAAGCTGGAGGAGAACAGAGACTTTGGAGCAGCTGCCGAGTACCGCAACTTGGCTATTGAATCGCTGCAGAACCAGCTGGCCAACCATATGGGCGACGGGGTTGTTCCAGTTTTACAAATGACAAACCTAAACACCCACGGCGGTGGGGGAATTGAAAGTTTAATTTAATATGGCAGCAGCAATCGGAGCAGCAATGGGGGTTCTTGGCGGACTTTTCAAGAAGGGGCCAAAGATTCCAGAGTACAAAAAGGTAGACCAAGCGAAGGAGCAGGATGCGGCTATTTCCAGCAATCTTGCCAGCTTCGAAAAGTCGAGGCAGCTGGCGGAGCAAACCAGCGCCGCCGATCAGGAGATGCTAATGGCCAATCTGGAACGGGCCTTGCCGGGGTACGGTGGGCTGGTCAGCGGTGCCAGCGGGGCGATTGGCAGTATGATCGCCGGCAACATCCCGATGGCCGACCAAGGGTTGCTGATGCGCCGAGCTGCTGAAAGTGGTGTTACCGGCGGCATCAGCGGCAGCCAAGCCGGACGCAACCTGACCGCTCGCGACCTCGGCCTGACGCAGATCGGTATGACGCAGGCCGGCCTTGGCGCGCTTAACCCGTTCCTGTCCACCGTTCGCAACACGGCCGTCGCCACGCCAATGAGCGCCCGGTCGATGTTTGTTGACCCAACCCGCTGGACACAGAACGCCATCGGGGAAAACCGATTCGGATACAACGCGGCCATTGGGAAGGCGCAGTCTGACGCGGCGAACAGGGGGATAAACAGATTTGCCGGTGCCCTGCAAGGGGTCGGGGGAATGATGGCCGGCGGAATGTTCGACGGTGGAGCTGGTGCCGGCGGAATGTTCGGTGGTGTCGGCGGAATGTTCAGCGGTATAAGCAGGCTTGCGGGCAGAATATTCGGTGGCAGCGGCCAACCAGCCACGGTGGCTGGCCCAGCCAACCAGACGATGTACAGGTTCACAGGGAGCGGTGGGGCGGCATACGGCACTCGACCGCCAACACTTCCTCCCGGCTGGTAAAAAGGATTTATAGTTATGCCACTTATGGACGAATTCTACAAAGGAGCGGAGCTGGGGCTGCGCGTTTCAGATCAGCGAGCACGGCACACCAACCTCGCTGAACGGGCAGCGCAGACCAACCGCGCTCTGGACATCCGCGAGCGACAGACCGACGCAGACTTGTCGCGGCTCAACCTGCTCAACAAGCAGCTGGACTACGACCTCACCAGACAGAAGGACGACGACAACGAGAAGACGGTGCAGCTTAACTTGCTCAAGGATTATGCCGCCACGCTAACGGCAGCGGCCAACGATCCTGACTTCAGCGAAAAACTGCCAATGCCTCCAGCTGGACTTTACGGGCAGTACCACACGCAGGCCGTCCAGTCGCACTCGGCTTATATGAAGTCGCGACAGGACGACCTAGACTACAAGCGTCACGTCAAGTCGGTTGAGAATGAAAACGATCTCCTTGACAACTGGGGACTGCCTCTGAACTGGCAAACCTCAACCAATGAAATCGGCCAGCCTAACGGTCAGTTTTTATACCTCCAAGCCACCCAGAGGCGTGCCGCGTCTAGGGCGTCAGCGATTGCAGACGGGCTTGGGGTGAACTTTCGAGAGGCTGTCGCCAAAGGTGTGCACCCGTTCGACCACATCAACCCGGCCACGGGAGACCTTGAGGAAGACAGCTATCGTTCAAGCCTGCGGCCTTTCTCTCCTTATAGGACGGCGTCGGTGACAACGCACCCCACGGGTGCCCGGTCAGAAACCTTCATTACAGACGAAAAGGTTAGGTCAGAAAGGGCTTACGCCACCTCAAAATCTGCCGCCGCTTCATTCGCAAGGCTCAAGGAGCAAATGATAATAAAGAGAGCGGACTTACTAGACCCACTTAAAGGGGGTCGAACCCCGGAGGAAGCCGACGCGGATATATTAAAATTATTTCCGCCGGAAGCGATAGTGGACGTGCCTCAACCTGACGGAACAACTTCACAGGTTCCCATTTATGTTGGCTCCCAGATGACAAACAACGGGGTTACTTATGTCTATATCGGAGGCGGGCACCAAAACGAAGCGAACTGGAAAAGACTTAACTGATGCCAAAGCCTTGGGAACTTAAAGGAAGCGGTGGCGCAGTCACGACCGCGCCAAGGGGAGCCTCGACCAAGCCGTGGGAATTTAAGCGAACAGACGAGCCGCTGATCGACCCGCTTCCTGACCCGGAGGCGGAGGAGTCGCCGCACGGGTTCTGGGAGGACTTCGGCAAATCGTTCCTAGCGGGAGCCGTGTACGACACCGGAACGGCCGCCTACTCGATACTCGAAACCATTGCGAAGCCGTTCAGCGAGGAGTGGGAAAATACGTTCAGGGAGCTGGCGGACGAGTCGGCCAAGATGGGGCGCGGCCTGCGTGAAGAAGGCAAACTGTGGGAAGGATTGGGCGAGGCCGGATTCGAGCGCGGCGTTGACCAAGACAGCTGGGGCTCTGCCATTGGCAGCGGTGCCGGAAGCCTGACTCCGCTTTTAGCTGGCGGCGCAACATTTGCTGCGGCTGGCCTTGGGCGAAAAGCAGCGGGCCGGGCCGTCCTTGGGCTGGTCGGGCTGCAATCCTACGGCGGCACCTATCAGCGCGCCCGGAAAGGTTTTGAGGAACAGGGTCTCTCGGAGGAGGAAGCTGCCCGGGCGGCAATGCTGCCGGCGCTGCAGCAGGGCGGACTGGACATCGCCTTGACCGCCCTAGGCGGCAAGGTGGCCGACAAGCTGGGTGCGTTCAACATCGAAAAGCTGGCGGCCGGCCTCGGCAGTAAAAACACGAAGGAGGCGATGGACATCCTCGTTAAAGGCTCCGGCGCACGCGAGCTGGCTGCAAAGACCGGCGGAAAGCTGGGCGGGATTGTCAAGGGCGGCCTGATCGAGGGCGGTATCGAGGAGGCTCCCTCCGCGTGGGTCGGGGAATACATCATCGCCCGTGGAAGCTACGACCCCAGCGTCACGCTGGAGCAGGCCAACAAGGAGGCGTGGACTTCGTTCGTCGTCGGCGGCACGCTTGGACTGGCGATGGGTGCCGCAAGCTCGACCGGGCGGAGGCGTTCCCCCGAGGAGGCTGCGAAGCGCGAAACCATCCGAAGTGTCGCGCCGGCCACCGCCGCCAAGCTCGACGAGCGGGATGCCGCCGCCTCCGTCCTGCCGGACGAAGCGACAACGGTTCCCGAAGTGAGAGTCGAAGGGGCCGAAGAGGCTGGCCCGTTCCCGAAGTCTGCCCGCGACGAGATCGTCAAGACTGCCCGCGAGGACGGTCGCCTGCCGCTTTGGTGGGATCGGTACGAGGACACCGTTGGCCCGGACGATTCAACCGTGCCGTCCGGCCTGCGTCACGCCGATCAGGAAACCGTGGATCGCTTCATCGAGGATCAGGAGGCTCACAACGAGCTGTCCCAGTTCTCGGTTGAGGAGAACGCGGACGGCGAGTGGATTGTTTCACGCCGGGACGAGGCCATCGACTTGTTCGAGACGGAAGCCGAGGCCCGTGATGCCGCAAGGGAGCTGGCGCTCGCCGTTGCTCCACGGAAGGTGCGACGCCGTATCCGTCAATACAAGCGCCTCACCCGGCAACTTCGAGAACTGGAGCGGCTCGACGCCTTGTACCAGCAGCAGCTGGAGCTATCCCGGCAGCAGGCCGCTCGGGTGGAAGCCGACGCCGCACCGCAGCAAGTCAGCCCGGAAGATCGGGCTTTCGTTGCGGAGCGCCTCGGAATCCCGGTCGAGGAGCTGAAGTACAGCGGGCTGGACATCACGCCCGAGCTGGTCAACGAGTTAAAATTTAGCCCAGAAGGGGCCGATGTGTCGGCCATAGCTGGCAGGATGCGTCAGGCAACAGGCGAAGCCAGAGCCATTCAAGCGGCGGCCGAAATCCGCGCCGCTGCCTTAAAGGAGGCTCGCGATCAAGCCGAGGCAGAAGCCCGCCGGCAGGCGGAACAGTTGGCCGCCACCCGCCGCGAGGCCGAGACTACAGAACGTCGCCGGCTGGAAAAGGCACGGGCCGACGAAGAAGCGGCCGGTAGCGTCCCGCTGCTGGAACGCTCGCCGGCCGACGCCGAGGCTGGCCCCAACTCGGCCCAGCTGGCCCAGCTGGCCGAGAACGAGCTGGACAGCGGGCGCAACCGACTCAACCCGTCACAGAAAAAGGTGCTGCGCGGACTGCTTAACCGGCGGGCCGACCTGATCGCCGACGCGCACGAGACCATAGAGGCCGGAGGCGCAACAGACTTGTTCGTGGAATCAGTCGCCGACGTGGACAACCGGATCGCGTCGCTGCTTGGAGAGGTGGCTGACCTTAAACCGCACACGAGAATTGATGCCGGGCAGCTGGTGGAGATGGCTGACGAGTACGGGGCCATTCCCGGCGAGTTGCCCCCCGAGCCGGCCGAGCCTGTTGCCACAATGACCATCGACGGCACCGAGATCGAGG